AGTCGTTTCAGAATATGCCAGTGTTGCAGATTGCGTCACAAAGGTTTCGTAACGACTTGTTTAGTGGTGATGCTGTTTTAGCTGCACAAGCTAGAGGTAAGATCATGACAGGTATTGCTTTAACATCTGTGGGATACTTCTTAGCAGGTCGTGGTGACTTTACAGGTTCTGGTCCTAGTGATCCGCGTATTCGCGCTGAGTGGTTAAAGAACAACCAACCTTATTCCGTAAAGATAAACAATGAGGATGGTACTTTCTATTGGATGTCATACCAAAGATTAGAGCCACTCGCAAACGTCCTATCTATATTTGCAGATGTTAACGAGATTGTTCGTGATCCTTATAATGAACGTGAAAATTCTAAAGTTCACATTACAGCTGCGCTAACATTGGCTATAGCTGAGAACACAATCAATAAGACTTTTACTAAAGGTCTAGCTGATCTGTTTGGGATGATGACAGGTGATCCTATTAAGTCTGAAAAGGCTTTTTACAACATGGTCGGATCGTTTGTACCTAACATATTAAACCAGACTAACGGTGATGAAGCTTTTAGAGAAGTACGAAATGTAACAGATACTCTATTATCACGTACCAGTTTGTTTGAAGGTGTTGATCCTAAGAGAAATGTATTAGGTGAAATAATCAAACGACCTACACCTAAGTATGATCCAATGGGTCTATCAAATATTGGTAACTACCGAAGTGAAGACGCAGTTATTGCTGAACTAAGCAGTGTTTCTATGAAAGATGGTTCTGCTTTCTCACAACTAGAAGCAACCATATTTATCAATGGTAAGAATGAAAACCTTAAAGATATACCGTATCAAAATGGTCCTCAATCTATGTATGATAAAATATTGGAACAAACAGCCTCAACAGAAATAGATGGTATGATTATGCGGGATAAACTCGCAGAAGTGATGTCCTCTAAATACTACAAAGAGGCTATATATGGTACTAAAGGTCTAGGATCAAAAGGTACTAAAGGCGCAATAATTGCCAAAGTTATCAACCTTTACAGAAACAAAGCTAAAAGTGAAATTCCTGAATTTATGGAATTACAGAAGCAAAGTGAGATTAGTAAGGTTGAAACAATTAAGTCTCAACTAATCGAGACAAAACCCACGATTTCAAAGAACAGCCTAGAGCGGTTCAGAGATTTTAATAAAGTATTTACAGAATAATAGGATAATTAGATGCCAGCAGTAAAATTCGCTATATCGGCCTACGTTGCCGATGGAACGACTACTGACTATCTGATCACATGGGACTACCTAGATGAAGACCATATTGCGGTTTACGTCGATGGTACGTCCAATGCTGATCCGACAGCCAACCACACGTTCACACAATTAAATAATACAACTGTACGGATTACAGATGGTCTCGGTAACGCTGTTAGTTCAGGTGCTGAGATTGAAATTAGGCGTGAGACACCTATCTCAAACCGTGCAATCACATTCGCAGATGGTTCAGCTTTACTAGCAGAAGACCTAAACAAAAATTCAGATTATCTTCTATTCTCCATGCAAGAGGTTCTGGACACAGTTGAATCTGCCGCGCAAGATGGTGCGCTACAAGCTCAAGCAGAAGCAGAGCTTAATCGAGATGAAACTATCGTTCTGAAGAACACTACGGCAGGTTATCTTGCAACTGTTCAATCTGATGCTACCGATGCAGATAATCACCGTATTGCGGCGGCGGCTAGTGAAACAGCGGCTGAAGCGGCTAAAGTGGTTGCTCAGAATTCAATTGGTCAATCCTCCGCAAGTGCGGCGGCTGCGGCAGTTTCAGCACAAGAGGCTTTGGACAGTGAAAACAATGCGGCGTCTTCTGAAACTAATGCGGCGTCTAGTGCAAGTGCGGCGGCGGGATCGGAATCAGGGGTTGCGGCTAACGCGGCAACTGCATCTACAAAAGCAACCGAAGCTTCAACCAGTGCCGCTCAAGCATTAGGTTATAAGAACACAGCTGTTACTAAAGCTTCTGAATCAGCGGCAAGTGCAGTTGACTCGGAAACATCAGCTACAAATTCAGAAACAAGTGCTGTAAATTCAGAAACAAGTGCAGTTAATTCTGAAGCTAGTAAAGTTCAATCAGGCGTTTCAGAAACAAACGCGGCAACAAGTGAAACTAATGCGGCTAATTCTGAAACTAATGCTCTTTCATCAGCTAATGCTGCGGCGTCAAGTGCTGTAGATGCAACAAACAACGGTGCTGCACAGGTACAATTAGCGAATACAGCTAGAACTGGTGCAGAAACAGCTGAGACCAACGCTTTAACTTCTGCAACGAACTCAGAAAATTCTAAGATAGCGGCAGGTTTATCTGAAACAAACGCGGCTGATACATTTACAGATTTTGAAGCTCGATACTTAGGGCAAAAATCAGCAGAGCCTACAACTGACAATAATAATCAATCTCTTGTAGTTGGTGCGTTGTTCTATGATACAACAGATAATGTTGTTAAGGTTTGGGAAGGTTCAGCTTGGGCTGCGGCATTTGCATCTTTGTCAGGTGCGTTAATTGCTTCAAATAACCTAAGTGATCTTACATCTGCATCCACGGCACGAACTAACATTGGTTTAACCAACAACAACGCCTTAATTAATGGTTCAGGATACATCACTCTTAATGAAGTACCTGCAAACAATGGAATTGTAGAGGGTGATACAACTGTTACTGTAGTTGATAACGGTTCTGACGGTAGGGTGGAAGTTCTTGTAAATAACACCAACGCAATGAAACTTACTGAAGATTATATGCAAGTTCCTGTTGGTACAACGGCTGAGAGAGACCCAAACACTCCTTTAGGATCAATGCGTTATAACACAACAACTGGTTTCTTTGAATCATACACTATCTCTGGTTGGGGTGCTATTGCTAGTCCACCTGTTATATCATCAATAACTCCAACAGCGTTCTCTGGTGACATAGGACAAAGCTTTACAGTTAATGGTGCGTTCTTTGACTCAGCATCTTATGCTAAGTTTATAGGTATTAATGGACAAGAATATCTAACTGGATCGGTGACATACGTTGGTCCTACTCAACTTATAGTAACTAATGCTTCTGTTCTTCCAGTGGATAACGAACCTTACAATATACGAATTGTAAATGGTGCGGGATTACAAGCAGAAAGTACAACTGGGATTGATGCAGGTACTATACCATACTTTAGTTCAGGTAGTGGTAACGTTTTAACCACAACACGTTGGGATCAAAATGAGTCAGTAACTATTCAAGCAGGGGATGCTGAAAGTGTTGTATCTGATTGGTCTCTTGTCAGTGGTTCTTTACCAGTAGGGTATAGTCTAAATAGTAGTAACGGTGTTATTAGTGGAAATTCTATAAATGGTCCAACAATAACATATACGTTTACCATTCGAGTTACAGACTCAGCAACCAACGTAAACAATCGGACATTCAATATTCAAGTTCGAAACGCACCTCCTGATTGGAATAGTCCTGCTGCTAACAGTACATTAGATTATACAGATGGAATAAATAAATCAATATCACTATCTGCGACTGATCCTGAGGGTCAACCAGTAAGCTATAGTGCTGTTTCAAGTTTACCAACTGGTCTTTCAGTTAGTGGTAGCAGTATCGGCGGTACGCCAGTAGGTATTCAAACTGCTAACATTGTGCTTAGAGCGTCAGATGGATACAGTACGGCTGATCGATCTTTCAATGTAAATGTTGCAAGAAACCTTAGACTTAGAAATGGTGACAGATACACATATCGTGCATCATCTGAAAACTTCTCTCATTGTGGTTATACAGTAAAATCTGTAAACCTAACTCGACCAAACGGAACTACATATGCAGGTTTTGTTGTTGAAGACTTCAGTGCTTCAGGGTTGGGATCAGAACCTGCTTGGCTTCTAGGTCACGTTACAAACGCCGCAAAAGGTGGAGCTAATTCACCGTGGAACCCTACAAATAATATGCAAGGTCAATCAGGTGGTTTCCGTGTAGGTAACTACAGTGGTTGGAATAGTATTATAGGTTCTACAAGAGTTATACTTATAGCAAATGGTGGTTGGGCAGCATACCAATGGAGTAACACACTGACCTCCGCTCCTAAATCAATTGTAGATGCTATCGGTGCATCAGGTGGCACCCAAGCGCGTGACTCAGATACAAACCCAAATAACTTTACAGGTAGATGGGGTGGACAGCGTTACGCTATAGGTGGAACTCAGCAACGTGTAACTGACCAATACGGCGTAACAAACTATGTACACCTTTATGGTATCAACGCTAGTTCAGATACAGATGAATCAGTTTTAGCTTTCACAAGTCAACCTGCCGATTCTAACTCTTGGGGTGACTCATGGCGTGGTACTAATCAACAAGGTACTACTTGGTCACTATGGAACGACGACTATGGTAACAGATCATGGCCAAGTGGAGGTCAAGGTGGTCCAGGACGATCAGGTAGTTATACTACAGGGACAGACGATTACATGGTGTTGTATTGTTAAATGCCGACAACAGATGATGGTTGGCACATTTCCAAAAGTGTCCCCGCAACTCTCTTGTTAGGCCTTATTACTCAAGCGGCAGCAATTGTATGGACGGTATCGATGATGATGTCCGATATAGATCGCAATATGCAAACAATTGACTCCGTAACCATGAGATTAGGTGAGGTAGAAGACAACGTTCAAGCTCAAGCTATAGCAACAGCTAGAATTGACGAAAACATAAAAGCAATTCGTAGTGCTGTCGAGAAGATGGCAGATAGGAAATAAGATGAAACTAGACCCAATAGGCAGTATTGTATCTGGTCTAGCGGGTGGTTTAGACGAACTGTTCACAAGTGATGAAGAACGTGAGGCGGCTAAGTTAAAATTAGCCACTCTCATGCAACAACCTCACATTCTCCAAGCTGTCGCAAATATTGAAGGTGCAAAACATCGTTCGATATTTGTGGCAGGGTGGCGACCTGCAATTGGGTGGGTCGCGGCTCTTGGCTTGGGATATCAGTTTTTAGTCTTACCGTTTGCTAATTTGATTAATGCTTACGCTCAGTTACCCGCAGAACTACCAAGTCTGCAAAGTGATCAACTTATGACATTAGTTCTTTCACTCCTAGGATTAGGATCAATGAGGACTTACGAAAAATTAAAAGGCGCAGCCAAATGAATAACAACTTCGAACAGAGTTTGGAGCTGATCTTAAAATACGAAGGTCTGTACTCAAATCATAAAGACGATACAGGTGGTGCAACTATGCGTGGTATTACCCAAGGTGTTTATGAGGATTGGGTGGATCGACCTGTGACTGTAGATGAGATGAAGACGCTAACCGTACAAGATGTAGCTCCAATATATAAGAAAAACTATTGGGATAAATGTAAATGCGATGAGCTTCCTTCAGGCGTCAATTTTTGCACGTTTGATATGGCTATTAATGCAGGTACAAGACGAGGTGTAAAAATACTTCAAAAGGTGGTTGGAACACGTCAAGACGGGATCATAGGTCCTGTGACAATAGAAGCTGTAAACAGTATTAAACCATCGATCATTATTAATAAATATACAGAAGAGCGTGAGAATTTCTATCGTTCACTTACAGTGTTTCCTACATTTGGAAAAGGATGGCTCAGACGTAACGCAGAGACACAGGTCGCCGCATTAGAAATGACAAAGGAGTAGCTATGTCTGCATCAGTAGAATTATTAGGAAACCTTCATACCGCTGTAGCCGCTGATTTACTTCAACGTGTCCAGAGTGGTGAGGCTAGTGCAGCTGAACTATCGACAGCTATTAGGTTTCTTAAAGATAATAACATCGAAGCTATTGCATCTGAGAATGAAGGACTTACCGCCTTAATGGAAGCCTTACCAGATTTTGATAGCGAGGAGTATCGTAACTAGAGGCCATTAATCACCGTTCCTAGGTAACCCAAACTTAGGAGCAATAATGGACCTCTCTTTTTATCAACGCAAAGCCTTGCAAACCGCAATATATCCCGACGACCAACGTATCTCATATCCCGCTATGGGACTTGCAGGTGAGGTTGGTGAAGTCATGAATAAGATCAAAAAAGTTTATCGTGACAAACAAGGTGTTTTCGACAAGGAAACAAAAAAAGACCTATCAAAAGAACTAGGTGATGTACTCTGGTATCTTGCAGTTTTATCTCAAGACTTAGGTCAATCACTAGATACTGTAGCGCAGAATAACTTGGATAAACTTGCATCACGTAAAGAACGTGGAGCCTTGTCTGGATCGGGGGATAACCGATGAAGACTAGATTTGTAAATAACATCATCATTAGGTTTTTCAGATATTGCGTCTTGTGGTCTGAACATAGGGCGGCAATCAAAATCCTTAATACATTATCAGACCGTGAACTAAAGGATATTGGCATTGCCCGACCTGACATTGATCGCATGGTTTGGCTACGTGAAGATAAAGATGCGCGGGGTGGTTCTAAATGAACAATTACATTCCAACAGATTACCAAGCGTTCATCCACACCTCTCGTTATGCACGTTGGTTAGATGATGAGCAACGCCGTGAAACTTGGGGCGAAACTGTAGAACGCTATATGGATTTTGTGGTAGCGAAAAATCTACATAAGAATGACAAAAAAGTAGCTAAAGACATACGTGAGGCTATCCTTAGTTTGGAAGTAATGCCTTCAATGAGAGCATTGATGTCGAGCGGAAAAGCGTTAGAGCGCGACAATACTGCGGGATATAATTGTAGCTATCTTCCTGTTGACGATCCTAAAGCATTTGATGAAGCCATGTTTATCCTATTATGTGGTACAGGTGTAGGGTTTTCAGTAGAACGACAGTACATTAAGAAGCTCCCTGAAGTACCTGAATTGATGTTTGATAATGACACAAAGATCATTGTTAAAGATAGCAAAGAGGGTTGGGCAAAAGCTTTACGTCAACTGATCGCATTGTTGTATTCAGGAGAAATTCCTAAGTGGGATATTTCCCAAGTACGACCTGCGGGAGCTAAACTGAAAACATTCGGTGGTCGAGCAAGTGGTCCAGCACCATTAGTTGATTTATTCAATTTTGTTGTTGAGGTATTCAAGAAAGCTAAAGGCCGTAAGTTAAGCTCATTAGAATGTCACGATGTGATGTGTAAGATTGGTGAAGTTGTTGTGGTTGGCGGTGTTCGCCGTTCTGCTATGATTAGTCTTTCTAACCTATCAGATGATCGGATGCGCCACGCTAAATCAGGACAGTGGTGGGAAAATGACCCACAACGTGCTTTAGCTAATAACTCAGTATCCTACACTGAGAAACCAGACAGCCTATCATTTATGCGTGAATGGATGGCACTTGTGGAAAGCGGATCAGGTGAGCGTGGTATCTTTAATCGTGAAGCATCACAGAAACAGGCGGCTGCAAATGGTCGGCGTGACGCTGACTATGAGTTTGGGACTAACCCATGTTCAGAAATAATTTTACGGCCTTATCAGTTTTGTAACCTAACGGAGGTAGTTGTACGTGCTACAGATAATATTGAAGACTTGGAGAGAAAGGTACGACTTGCAACCATTCTTGGAACAATTCAGTCCACGCTCGTTGAATTCCCGTACTTGCGTAAAGTGTGGCAACGAAATACAGCCGAAGAACGATTGCTCGGTGTGTCTCTCACGGGGGTAATGGATAACCCATTAATGAACCTGAAGAACAAAGGTCTCGATAAAACTCTAGAACACCTAAAAGCTGTTGCAGTGGAGACTAACAAAGTATGGGCTGAGAAACTGGATATTCCAGTATCAGCTGCTATATCTTGTAATAAACCATCAGGTACGGTTTCACAATTATGTGACTCTGCCAGTGGAATTCATGCGCGTCACAGCGATTACTATATTCGTCGTGTACGTGGTGATATGAAAGACCCTCTAACTCAATTTATGGTCGATCAAGGTATTCCTTCAGAACCAGACGTATTTAAGCCAGATCAAACAATGGTCTTCAGCTTTCCACAGAAGGCTCCAGAAGGTGCTTTAGTAACACAAGACTTATCAGCAATCGACCAATTAAAAATGTGGTTAGCATATCAAAGATCATGGTGTGAACATAAACCTAGTGTAACTATTAACGTTAAATCTGACGAATGGTTTGAGGTAGGTGCTTTTGTTTACAAACATTTTGATGAGATGTCTGGTGTTTCATTCCTACCATACAGCGAACATACTTACCAACAGGCTCCATATGAGGAGATCGGTAAGGATCAATATGAAGAAATGCTATCAAAAATGCCAAGCGGTATTGATTGGGCAAAACTAAAAGAATACGAAACGGAAGATACAACATTGGGTTCACAAACCCTAGCCTGTAGTGGCGGTTCTTGCGAGATAGTAGACTTAACATAAGAAATTAGAGGTTCCTTAGGGAGCCTCTTTTTTTGAAAAGGAACCACATGGTAATTCCAAATACACCATTTCACAAAAAAATACGTTCAGACTTTAAAATATTTATTTATTTCATACACCAACACTTAGGACTTCCAGAGCCGACACCTGTGCAATTAGATATATCTGACTATCTACAGCACGGACCAAAACGTTCAATTATCCAAGCTTTTCGTGGTGTAGGTAAATCACACCTTACAGCGGGTTATGTTGTCTGGCGTCTTCTAAAAGACCCTGAAGCTAAGATACTTGTGGTATCAGCTTCTAAAGAACGTGCTGATGCTTTCTCAACATTCTGTCAGCGTCTTATATGGGAACTAGAAGGACTAGAGTACCTAAAGCCACGAACAGAACAACGTCAATCTAAGATCAGTTTTGATGTAGGACCATCGACAGCCTCTCAATCGCCTAGTGTTAAGTCCGTTGGTATTACATCACAGATCACAGGATCACGCGCTGACTTGATTATCGCAGATGATGTTGAGGTTCTGAACAACTCAGGTACACAACAGATGCGAGACAAATTAGCTGAGACCATTAAAGAGTTTGATGCTGTTTTAAAGCCTTTACCTGAATCCCGCGTGGTGTTCTTAGGTACGCCTCAGACTGAGGATAGCTTATACGCTAAACTACCAGAACGTGGATATGAGTGCCACATTTGGCCCGCAAGGATGCCTAAAACAGAAGAGATGGACAAATACGGTGAAAGCCTGGCACCGTTCATTAGAGAGATGGATTTAGAAGCTACAGCACCCACAGACCCCAAGAGGTTCGGTGAGACTGACTTGTTGGAACGTGAGGCGTCCTACGGTAAAGCAGGGTTTGCCATGCAGTTCATGCTATCTACACAATTGTCAGATATGGAACGTTTTCCACTAAAGGTACGTGATCTACTAATAATGTCTGTTGATGCAGAACAAGGACCTTTGAGATTAACATGGGGACCAATGGAAGACCGTGCATTAAACGAGCTACCTAACGCAGCCATGCGGGGAGACCGTATGTATCCACCGATGAACGTGGGTGATGTGTTCAGTGACTTCTCTGGCACAGTTATGTCTATTGACCCCAGTGGTAGGGGTGCAGATGAAACAGGATATGCAGTCGTTAAGATGCTTAATGGGTATCTGTATGTTGTAGCTTGTGGCGGTCTTAGTGGTGGTTATGACGATACTACCTTAACTGAACTCAGCCATATCGCAAAAAAATACAAGGTTAACCACGTTGTGATCGAGAGCAACTTTGGTGATGGTATGTTTATGAAACTACTACAACCTGTATTAGGCAAGATACATCCAGTGCTTATCGAAGAGGTACGCCACAGTAAGCAGAAAGAACGCAGAATTATTGACACTTTAGAGCCTGTAATGATGCGACATAAACTTGTATTCGACCCTAAAGTTATTGAGGAAGACTACAGAACCGCTCAGAAATACGAACAAGCTGTAAGATTTCACAAGATGCTTATTTATCAAATGACACGTATCACGACAGAGAAGGGTGCTTTGAGACACGATGATAGACTAGATGCTCTAAGCATGGCAGTCGGATATTACGTGGAACAGATGAATAGGGATGATAAAGCAGGTGAAGACTCATTCAAGCAAGAACTGTTAGATGAGGAGCTGCGTAAATTTATGGATCACAAAGATAATCCGAAAAAAACTATCAAGCCTGTACTGTCGGCTGAACCAACTATGTTCACGTCCTTCAGGTAGCCTGAGAGTCACAGAAAGCCCCCACAGAGGGGGCTAACGTGTTTTTATGTAAGTGCATCCCAAGAGACAGGAAACAAGCCTCTCATGGACTCAGAAATGGCCTCCGCTACTATGCGGGTCTCTTTCTGGGTATCAGGTGAACACCTAAGTTTACACATATCAGAGAAGGCATCTAAGCTACCGCTCCAGTACCATTCAGTCATGGCAGACTGAGGGA